GGTTCGGAAGGTGATATCGTGCGCGGAAAGCACCGATGCCAACACTGATACGATGCCTGTTGGAGTTAGTTTTCGTGGCTTGACTTCAGCCTATTACGGCTGGATACAAACTAGCGGCATTGCTTGTGTTCGCTATGACCTCAATAGTTTAACTGCAACAGATGTTCATGCAGGTAGACCTGTGGTTCCTTCGGTGAATCACGGGGGGTCCGTGCAGCCTTCGCAGGCTGCAGCGGAAGGGACTGCCAATGACCTGACCTATCAGGTTGGCACGTTGGCATACGGCGATGTTGTTGACAATCAGCAGGCAGCAGTGTATCTGAACCTGCCTGCGTAACCCACATGGGCAGGGGGTTTATTCCCCTGCCCATCTTACTACGAGGAAATCATGCCAAGACCGAGGAAGAATCCTCTCCCCGATGCTCCCGAAGCAATCACTCCTATCGCGGAAGCTACGCCTGCAGTGCAAGCTGCTCCTGTAGCGGAAGCACCCAAGGAACCTAGTATCATCGACCTGCTTGAACGCGCAAGCGACGATCAAAAAGCGAAGATTCGTGATGCGCTGGGGGTGCAAGCAACTGTCAAAGCACCGCGCAAGCAAACGAATGCGGACGCAGCGCAGGTGCTGGCAGCGCATGGGGGTGGCACCTTCCACACACCTGGTTTCCAGCCCTGTCCTCCGCAGGGCGTTGCGGACAAGGGAGAGGCAGCAGTTCGCGCCTGGCTGAAGCGTTGGAACGATGGTCAGACGTACTCCTCTCGCAACGCTGAGATCGATGGCGTTGATGCCGAAGCACTGGCAGCTACTGCGGTGGAATGAACAAACGCACAGACCAGGTTGTAGCAGGTAGCGTCAACGCTGCTACGGTCTTTGGTGAAGCAGCAAACTTTGGTGCGGCAGATGTAGGTACGCTGAGCCTGTCTGACTCGTTCAGCGTACCTACCCTGACCACTACGCAGCGAGATGCTTTATCGGCATCCAATGGAATGCTGGTCTATAACACCTCTACGAATAAGTTTCAGGGGTATGAGAATGGGTCCTGGAGTAACCTGATATGACCGTATTAGAGTGTATTCAGATGGGCCTATCGCGCACTGGACTGTCTACTAGCAATACAGACTTCCAGACGCAGGGGAGAATATACCTCAACGCAATCTTGCAGCAGCTGGCAGGTGAAGCAACCTGGTGGTGGCTGCATAAGACAGACTCTATCCAATGCACCCGTGAGTTCACCTTAGCTTCAGACCTGGGCACCTTTACGGCCAACAGCACAGTGACAGGAGTGACCAGTGCCGCTACCGCTACGGTAGTCTCCTGGAATGCTTCTACGAAGGTGCTGGTTGTCAAAGACGAATCAGGCACCTTCCAGACCAGTGAGAGGGTGCAGCAATCGGGGTCTATCTACGGGACGCTGAGCAGTATAGCTGAAACGAAGCAATACAGCCTCGCCTCTGACCTGGCCTATGCCCTGTCGTTTCGCAACAAGAGCCAGGACTACACCATGCGCGTCGAGGGTTCCGAGTTCCTCGACGTACAAGATCCCGATCAATCGCAGACAGGCGAACCCAACACAGTCGTTATGGTGGGGCTGGATACGACTACAGGGTATCAGAAGGTGCAGCTATATCCTGCTCCCTCTGACAGTGCTACAGACATCGATTACCGATACTACGCTTACCTGCCCGAATACACCTCTGATGACAACTCAGTCAACCTGGATGTCAAGGTGCCCATCATCCTGCAGCCTGCGCTCTACTTCGGCTTAGCGCGACTCTACAAGCAGGAGAAGGGCGATTACGAAGGGGCAACGCTGGAGTTCGCGGAATACCAGCAAGTGGTCAACAAGGCCCTCAACGTCAACAGGCAGTCCGATGGCAACAGAAGGTATCGTATGCAGCGCCTGGATGATGGCGTGACCTTCGCCTTTCAGCCTGTCGAAGGATCTCTTGGCTAATGGCCTATCAAGGGGGTAGCATCCAGCTGGGTCCCTGGACAGGGGGTGTGGTTTATAATCGCCCTGCCGAGGATGTGGGTCCCAACGAATG